TGAGGACAATAATAATTCCTATGTTACCGTATATGGCGGTACAGTTACCAACGTTACAAATACATTTTTGCGATATAAGCAAATTGGCAAAACAATGATGATTTCATTTTCATTTAATTGTAGCAATACAACTGCGCCAACAGGTTTTGCTATTTTATTGCCAAATTCAGCGCAATACGGAGGCAATCAATTCGTATCTGTACCTTGCAATTTATCGGATGGGGTTATTCCAAAGCATTGCAGAGCATCACTTTCGTTTGCCGATAGAACGCATATTCAAATATCTTTCGCAGCAGGTACATTAACCAATACAAGCGTAACACAAGTAACGGGTGAAATTACTTTCGATACACTATAAAAAAACACATGGCAAATAGCAGTTCGCACGATAGACGGGTTACATCTTACTTAAAACCACGTATAGATACAATGTTTAAAACGTATTGCACCGCTAATGACGTAAAAGAGAGCGAGGCAATTAACGATATTATGCGCCATTTCTTCACCACTACACAGCCTACCCAAATGAATGTTTGGATTCGTAAGGCGCAAGAGAAAGCTAAAATAGTGGCACACTCTAAAAAGTAACGAAAATACTCTGTTTACTTTTACTTTATGTTTTATTGCGATAATCCAGAAGTAGAAGAACCAATCATGCTAATAAACCGAGAAATCGGTCGTGATGGCGATTTATTCAATTACATTAATGGTGCGCTATTCCAAGAGGAACTATTGCAGCTCGATAACATGGGCAAAAAACGCATCAAAATTTGGGTTAATAGCGTTGGTGGTTCTGTTATTGATGGGTATAATATTGTTTCTGCTATCATGAAATCAAAAACGCCCGTTGATACTTATAACGTGGGTATCGCAGCGAGTACAGCAGGATGGATTTGGGCGAGTGGCCGTAAGCGATACATTAGCGATTACGCTAAGACTATGATGCACCCCGTGCAGAATACGGAAGATTATAAAAGTCAAACGGCTATTATGGATAGTATAATTACTATTCTACAATCAAAATCCAACAAGACTAAAGACGAAATTAGCGCAATGGTTAACGCTACCACATGGCTATCAGCCGATGAATGTTTAGAGAGTGGTTTAGCTACTGAAATAGAAACATCGCGCGATATGAATAGAAAGCATTTACCCACTACTAATGCAATTCTAGCCTATGCAAACACTTTTATAGAACAACAATTTAATAACAAAAAACAAATAAAAATGACAAAGGTAACTAACAAGTTGGGTTTAGTCGATTCTGCAAATGAAGATGCAATATTGTCTTCTATCGAAGCAATCGAAAACAAAGCTGAAACTGCGATAAAACAATTAGCACTCGCTAAAAATGAATTGGCAGAAGCTAATGCTAAGGTGCAAGAATTAACCGAAGCCGTAGAGGCATCAAAAGCTAAAGAAGCTGAAATTGAAGCCGAAGCAAAGGCTAAAGAAGAGGCATTAAAACTTGCTGAAATCGAAAATAGCATTAATGGTTTTGTTGCCGAAGGACGTATTAAATCTGAAAGCGTTAACTCGTGGAAAGAAACGGCTAACTCTATCGGTATCGATAAAGTGAAAGCAATGATAGCCGATTTACCATTAAATAAAGTAGCTCCAAAATTACCGGTTAACGAGTTGAAAGATGGCGAATTGCATACATCGGCAGTAACGTTGATGGCGCAACTTAAAAATAGACTTGCAAAAAAAGCATAATTCTTAAACAACAAAATAAAATAAAATGGCTTTAGTAATTAATGACACAACCTACTCAGGAACATACGCTTCGTATTTCTGGTTGCCCGCTACCTTCGGGATGGACACAGTTCAAAAAGGATCGGTTTATGTAAAAGACGGTATTAAAAAGAAACATACTATCGACCGTATGGACTTTTCTACTCCGTTACAGGAAAGAGCCGCAACGCCAACATCTAGCGGTAGTTTTACCATTGATGGTCGTGTGTTAACACCTGCCGACATCATGCTTTACACCGAGTTTAACCCTCGTAATTATGAAGAATCTTTCGTAGCAGAGCAACTAAGTAAAACATTGTTAGCGCGTGAAGTGCCAGTAACAGTTGAATCTTACATGATGCAAATTGCACTTAATCGTGCTTTTGAACAAATTGAGCAGAACATTTGGATGGGTTCTACAACCTATACAGCAACAATAGGAACTAGCGGAAATGGTCAACTTAAATTTTTCGATGGTTTCTTGAAGAAAATGGTGAACGATTCAGCAGTTTTGAAAGTAGCGTCTCCAGTTGCATTGACAGCCGGCAACATATTATCTAAAATGGATGCGTTGATTACCCTTGCTGCAACAAACAAAAAAGCATTGTTATCACGTCCTACTCGTTTCGACCGTTTGAAATTCTTTGTTTCGGTAAACACCGAGCAATTATATCAAACAGCTTCATTGAACTTAACTTTTAAAGGTCAAGCGTTTAACAGTGGCCAAGCGTTACCATACAAAGGGTATCAAATTGTAACTCTTGCGGGTTTACCGGACGATACAATTTTGTTCTGCGAAGGACTTGCAGATACATCTTCAAACCTTTACTTAGGTATGAACTCAACAGAGGATAATCAATTGCAATTACAAAGATTACAAAACAACTCCGAATTATTCTTCTTGAAAGGGTTAATGAAGTATGATGTACAATATGGATTTAGCGAGGAAGTGTTCTTGTACACTACTTTAGTAGCTAGTGATTTCAACGTTTAATTAACTAATAAATTTTTCAAAAAAATGAAATATACGATTATAACATTACTTTGTGCGCTTACTTTATCGGTAGGTGCGCAAAGTGTTACTCCAAGAACGGGTAATGCAACAAACACCGATAATACATATCGTGTGTTAAACTATAAGTTTTATTCTGTAACCGATGCTATCGGAAATGATACAACAACCGTAGTACCTAAGAACTACCACACGGAGGTGTCTATACCTATTTTAGTAGACAGTATTAGCATTAAGGTGACAAACACCGCTAACTCTTATTATGGGGATGAACTTTGTGTACGCATTATTAACAGTTCATCTGGCACTAAAGTCAAGTTTATTGGTGGCACGTTCGAGGTGGGGAGTGGCACATCAGTTATTACATTAACAGCATCCAAAAGAGCCAATATCAAGTTTGTTTTTGATGGCACTAAATGGGTTGAAGTTTCAAGACTTGTGCAATAATGAGTAATCAAGAAATCGCTAACACCTGTTTTGAAAACTTACCTAACATAAAAGAGTGTTGGGTAACTTCGGATGGTCACTACCACTTGCATAGCGCAAACGGTGGCGAACATTTTGAGAAAGGTGTTGAGGCAAAAGAGAAAGTTTTAGATAACCCAAAAAAGAAAAAATAAAATGGCAGGAAACATATCGTTCGTAAACGGGCAAGGAGGTTTAGGCCGTCCTTTGGCTGGGGAAGACCATATTAGTGGGTTACTATATTACACGGGCACACTACCAAGTGGCTACACAAGCTCCGATAGAATAAAAAAGTTCTTTAGCGTATCGGATGCAGAAAGCGCAGGTATCACTAATACGTACTCCGATGCTACGGCAGCAGTAGCAAAGTGGGTTATCTCATCTTATGGGGCAACAGGAGATACAATTACAATTAAAGTTACAGAGCCAAACGGTGTTGTAAACTTAGGTACATACACAACAGTAGCAGGGGATTCGTCTATTGCTTTGCTTGGTGCTAGTATCGCAACATTCATTAACGCAGGTACAGTTATTCACGGATATTCAGCTACATTTAGCACAGCTACATTACTACTTACTATGCCTAAGAAGTTAGGTATATACCCTAACAGTGGAACGCCTTTAGCGATTACTATTGTAGGGGCAGTAGCTGGAACGATTACGCAACCAACAGGTAGCGGAAGCACAGTTCAAGGAAGCGCTTCTAAATTAGCAGTATTCCACTATCACATAAGCGAGTTTTTCAGAATACAGCCCAAAGGCGTATTGTACGTTGGATTCTATGGAGTGCCTAGTACGTATAACTTTAATGAAATAACTACTTTACAAAACTTTTCTGGTGGAAAGATTAGGCAGGTTGGTGTATTTCTTAACAGTGAATGTCACGCATATACAAGCGCTGATTTAACGGCTATTAACACGCAAATTGTTACTTATTGTGACGAAAACAAAAAACCATTGAGTGCTATTTATGGCGCAGATGTTAGCGCAACTGCCGACCTTTCTACTTTAACCGATTTGAACACATTAACTGCTAATAAAGTTAGTGCCGTTTTAGGACAAGATGGAGCAGGTCAAGGAAAGTATTTATTCACTACGGTTGGTAAATCAATTACGTGTTTAGGTGCTTGTTTAGGAGCAGTTGCATTAGCACAAGTTAGTAACTCTATCGAATGGGTTGGTAAATTCAATGTATCAAACGGTACAGAGTGCGATACTCCTGCTTTTGCAAACGGTGACTTAGTAAGCGCAAAGGCTGATAGCTATTTAACCGCTATTGACAATCTACGCTATATCTTCTTACGAAAGTATGTAGGTAGCGCAGGCACGTACTTTAACGATTCGCATACGGCTATTATTGCAACATCTGACTACGCATACATCGAGAACAACAGAACAATAGACAAAGCTAAACGAGGCATTTACTCTAGCGTATTACCTGCGCTTGGCAGTCCACTTG